ATACCGCCCACCTGCCGAGCCGCCGCCTGCAACAATCAGATAATCCACATCAGCCGTACCAGACGACACAACAAACTTGCCCGACCCACGGAACGTATGGGTGCGTATTCGCTTCGTAGTAAGAGCGCTATCCATCTTCCAATAACATTGAAGATCACTAGCAGATGTATAGTTTCCGCTATTCGCTGTTAGATCAAGCGGTGTGCCCGAGTTGTAAATGGCTACTGCTTCCGCCTGAGTCAAGCCAGCATTCCAAATGGCAACTTCATCAACCTTGCCGTTCATGGGGTGTGTGAACCAATCATTATAGGCACCGATAGTCGCACCAGCCTCAGTGTCAATATCAAAGTTCTGCGACGGAGTACCAATAGATTTGCTTACACCGTTGTAATACAGTTCCATCGTTGTGTTGTAACACCGACACAGGATGTGAACCCACTCGCCCGTTGGCAAAGCGTTGCTTGATGTGTAATTAGTGCTACCATCATAGATCGTCAGATAATCCGTACTCGCGTCACGACGGAAACTGAAATGTTTACCTGCGCTCCCTGAACCCATAGCAAACGGATAATCCCAATCGCTACCGCCAGCACTAGCATCCCAATACGCCCACAGTGATACCGTAAAGTTATTACTAATCGTGCTGGGAATAGGGACTTTCATAAAGTCGTCAGTACCGTCAAAGTCCAAGGCATATCCAGAGGCACCCGAGGATACAAAGGTGGCACCATAATTTTTGCCGTGGTTCCCGTTGCCTGAGGAATCCTGCTCATAGTTGAGGATGTCATACTGCGTAATGATTCCACCAAACGCAGTAAAAGCGCCACCGGACCCGGCAGCACCCATGACAGCAGACTTAGCTATACCTAAAGGCATTAGCTCATTCCTAATCCGGCACTAAAGCCAAACCAATTAGACCCCGCATCAACTGTTGTAAAGGTCAGGATGTCAACGGCGCTCGCTGTGGTGGTTAGCGTAGGCGCCGTTCCACCGGCCCACTTAACACTAGCGGGCCATGTGATGGTACGTGAACCGGTGCCATCCTGTCGTGCGATTAGGGTAAAGGAACCCGCTGTGCCAGAGGCAGGAGGATTCGATATCGTAATCGTACAGTTTGCGGTGAGGGTTAGATCAAATACATTACCATTTTCTATATCCAGGGTTGCCGCTGCACCTGATGTGGCGTTAGTGGATACTGTTTCTCCATAATCTTTTATAACCGGCTTTTGTATGATTTGATCAGCAGCAACTACAGTACCACTCAATGTTCCACCGGCCAATGGGAGATATACTCCAGAAACCGTGGGTATATCCGAAGTCATAGCCACAGTGCCGGTCGCATCAGGGAGCGTTAGGGTGCGATCAGCGGTAGGGTCAGTAACGGTCAGGGTGGTCTCATATGCATCAGCAGTGGCACCCTCAAAGGTAAATGAATCAGTTACAGCTATAGTAGTAGAATCAATAGTTGTGGTTGTGCCTTGAACCGTCAAATCTCCAGTGATACGAGCAGTGCCGGTTACATCAAGAGAATAAGAAGGAGATGTTTGATTAATACCAACCCGGCTGTTTCCAGAATCTACCTTTAAAACGTCAGGAGCCAATGAAGCACCATAAGCGTTCCATTTCTCTCCATCCCACTCCCATTGCCGTCCACTAACGGTGTGAATATCACCCGTTGTTGGACTATTGGGAAAATCTATTGCCATAACTCCTCCTACAAAATCCTATCTACGCACCCAAAGACCGCAACTTAGAATCCACTACGGCAGCGCCTACCGTTAAAAACTGTTTAGAACATGTTGCCATCGTATCTCCATTATATCACCTATTTGATTACACTACCTCAACCCAAGAGGTTGTATCTTCATCCCAAAAATGACAGATATCACCGTCGGGCATTGAAGTGGGTGGCTGCCAATCTGTGTTTTCATCTAATGTCCACGACGGGAACGGTTGCGGGCTGATGAAAACATCACGGGCCTCGTCGTAGGTGAAGCCAATCCCGGCGAACCGCCTCCGGTAAGAACCCGAGTACGAGGTGCGCTTCCAAGTGCCACCGAGCAGGTCGGCGCAGTACGCCTCCCCGATGGAGTCAACCTCCACGCCGTCCTCGTCGGTGGTGCTGGAGTCAGCGACCACGATGACCCGTAGCACGGTGTTGGATTCGTCTACTTCAGCGAAGTGGCTCATGCCTCGTACCTCACGATCACGATGCCGGAACCTCCCGGAGGGCCGGTGTCGCCGTAGGAACCGCCGCCCCCGCCTCCGGTGTTCACGGAACCCGGATAGCCGCTCTTAGGGCCGATGGAATACGAGATCCTGAAACCGGCCTGACCGCCGCCTCCTACGCCGCCCGCTGTGACGCCGGTGTCGAAAGGAACGGCATCAGCACCACCGCCGCCGCCTGCGTAGGCGAAGCCGGTGCCGTTGACATCCATGGTCACCGTCCCCGACCCGGCCTCAAAATCGTGGACCGCTGAGGTGCCTTCCACAGCGCCCGCTCCTCCTGCGGGGTGTACCCCGGTCCCACCTACCGCCATCGCGCCACCGCCGCCGCCTCCGGTGTAGGTGACACTGTTCGGGTTAGCGCCGCCGTTGTTGCCTTGATTGGCCGTCGCGGTGCCGCCGTTGTTGAGGGAGCCGCCGCCTCCATACGCCCCGCCGCCTGACCCGCCATTGCCACCGTGAGTAGAACCCCCGGCGTACCCGCCGCCCACGGCAGCCGTCAGGGAACCCAGCGACGAGTTGCTACCGGCGGTGCTGTTGCTGCCCTTGTTGCCCGCGCCCCCTGCTCCGACGGTGGCGGTGTGGGAGGACGCCGCGAGGGCGGTCTGTGAGTAGTAGACGAGGCCACCGGCCCCGCCGCCACCACCGACCCAATTACCTCCGCCGGTGCCGCCGCCGCCTCCGGCGACGATCATGACATCAGCGGTGATCGCCTCAGACGGAACGAAAGCCTCCGTGGCGTAGAAGGTGTGGACCCAGTACCCGGTGCCGCTATCGACGTAGTAGCCGATCTCTCCTCCGGTGGCTTTCGGGGCGTTGATACCCGCCGCGCCACCGAAGGCGCCGGAAGTCCAGTCGGAAACAGACGTATTAGGCATGAACCGTCTAAACCTCATTACGCAGTTACCCTGTTTACATAGCCATGCAACGTAATCACATTACCAGTGGCAGCAAACGCCTTAACAACAAGAGCATTTTGAAGCATCAAACCCGGCGCAACAAGCACCAAACCAGACTCAGCAGAAATAGTAGACTCAATGTTCCCATCAGGAGCAGTAGCCTCACCCCACTCCAACGTTAACTTAACATCAGAAGCAGAACTATTCACAGCATACAACCAAATCTCATCCTTAGATGACGTACCAGCTATAGCCGTATGAACAGTAGTACCAGGTGTAGCAGTAGCGGCAACCTTAATAGCTTTGCCGTTGGTCGAACCTGTTAAAAACTCTCTCGTATAAGTTGCCATAATTTACCTCCTAACCAAACATTTGTAATGCAATCACTGCATTCTCTGTACTTGACGCAGAAGTCACATCAGCAGAAAAAGCCAACGTTCCATCCGCGTTTTGAATATAAACCGTTCTATCAGCAGTAGGCTCAACAGCAGTTAAAGTAGTTTCATAAGCATCCGCCGTTGCCCCCTCAAAAACAACCGTGGCCCCCACAGTAGAACTAGACGTAGTACCAGTAGACTTCCACTTCTCACCGTCCCACTGCCACGCCCGATCAGCTACCTGATGTATATCACCAGTATTAGGGCTATCTGGAAAATCAATCGCCACTACGAAGACCCCCCATTTAAAGCAGTGATGCCACCATAATTGGTGCCAGACTTGCCGCCATCAATGTTTACATTGACACCGCTAACAGAATGTCCTAACTCTACCCAAGTAGAATCATATCTAATAAAAGCCCCGCCAGAATCAGACTCAAACCAAATATCTCCCGTAGCAGCAGAAGTAGGAACAGTATCACCAATCCTAAAAGTTTGGCCATCAGAAGCGTGACCTATCTCCACCCACTGGCTTGAATCAGCATCAGCATAATACATAAACGTCTTACCAGTATCAGACTCAAACCAAATGTCACCCCCGACAGCCGAAGAAGGCAACGTATCGCCAACTTGAAAAGACTGACCATCAGAAGCATGACCAACCTCTACCCAGGTAGAATCATATCGAACAAATAGTTTTCCAGTATCAGACTCAAACCAAAAATCCCCCTCGACAGTATTAGCAGGGGCGTTGTCACTAGAGGAGAACTTGGTTGTGTTGGCCTGAAGTTCCCAATAGGTGCCATTCCAGAACCAGATTGTGTTGCCTACGGACCAAGTGTCGTTAAGCGCCGGTGAGGATGGAAAGTTGGTTGCCACTAGACAGTCCCTCCATCAACAGTACTGATACCCCCATAGTTGCTATCGGGGACCCCACCATCCATGCTGATAAAAAATTCATGGGATGAGTCTGGAGTGTGGCCTATCTCAACCCACTGGGACGAGTCTGTGTCTGTGTAGTAGACTAGAGTATTCCCGGTATCAGATTCAAACCACATCTCCCCGTTGGTAGGGTTGCTTGGTGCAGTATCAGCAACGGTAATGATAGATCCAGCAACCTGTTGCCACGCAGAACCAGAACGAAAATAGAAAGCGTCGTTGGTTATATCAACAGCCAATGCCCCATCGGCAGTCGAAGCCGACGGGGCACCGCTAGTGGTTTCGGTCGTAACCGAATGGGTGGTGGAAGCTGAAATCTTTGCTGACGGGAAGTGTTTTACAGACATTAGGTAGTAAACTCAACCCCGCTAATTGTTAAAGTAAGGGCACCAGATGTAACCTGGGAGGCTTGAATTGATTCGTCTTTCGCAAGAACAAGAGAAACATCGACTGATATGGTTTCGTCTCCTTGAACAGTGAAATCAGAAAAAACCTGATTAGTGACCCCAGCGGTCCCGCTAGTGGGGACCGTATATAGATCAAAAGTCGCCGTGCTGTTAGTTGTGTTGCATACAATGATATTCTTAACTATTGTATAATAATCAGAAGTATTTGTAACCGTATACAAGGCAGCAACGGATGTGGATGGCTGTCCTCGATAAAGACCCTTCGCTGTTAATTGCGCCACTTAAGAAACCCCCATCCAATACAAAATTTCACTATCATACGCCACTTGAGATAGATCGCTCATGGTTGTTGCATCTAGGACATGTGATGCTTTAGCGCCAGAGCTATGGGCGGCACCGCTTGTGCCGTCAAAGCCTCGTCCAGAAGTAACACCTCCAACATTGGCAGCAACCGTAAAAGTATTACCTGATCTTGAAGAGATTAATATCTTCTCCTCATCCGAAGCGCCACGATCTAAGACTATGACAAAAGGAAAGTCGCTACCGTCCGGAAACCCAGATCCGTTAGCGACAGTTATAGATGTTGCCGAGGCATTTACGCCAGAAGACAAGGTTGTCTCAACGGCATTACCTACAAATTCTCTCCTTTTCACAGCCATTAGACACCCCTATTAGTCAAGCGAAATGTCTAGATCGCCGGTCGAAATCTTAAAAGTATCTCCAGAATCAACAGATTTGCTTGAACTTAGAGAGCCATGGTACAGCAGATTTCCTGCAGACGAGGCATCACGAACACCAACATGCGTCACCGTTGCGGCTGGCATGCTAGTAAATGTGATGTCTGCGCTGTTAGAAATCGTACCGCTTGCAGCCGCACTAAACGCAACAGTCTGTCTGGCGTAAGAGCCACCAGAGACCTCTGTTCCACTATCCGCATCCGTCGGGTTTGACGTGTAGAGCGCAAGATATACAGTCGTAGGACTTGTATACGATGTGTTCCTCAGGGTGTGGTCCAGAAGTTTATTTTCTAAATAATTGCTGATTGCAGTCATTATTACCTCCTATAGTTATCCGTAAAAAGCCTTAACTTCGCTATCCTTAGCCCGTTCGAAAGAACCGGTTGCAAGTAAATTGAGAGCCAATTCTTTTGGGATAAGTTTAAAAGGATGATCAAGAGTAAAGTCATGTTCATAAATGGAATATGATCGCCCTTGTGTCATCTTTAATAAAATTTCATCGCCAGAAGTCTTCTTTTTTGGAGAAGCTTTCTTCGGGGCTGCTTTTTTAGGTGCGGCCTTTGCGACTTTCTTTTCTTCAGTTTTATCTTCCACCTTGCCGCCCTTGACGGACTTAGAGGTGACGGTGTTGCTATCAGTCATAAAGACATGATAGCACAATTAATTTTAAACTACCAATGCATAACGAGGACAGGGGCAGCTTCCACTGCCCCTGCGTCCCCATTATAGCAATCTACCTATTAGGCGTCACGACGCTTGATGTTCTTTGTCAGAACGTAGGCATCGTCATTTTCAATTGCCGACGCAACCCTAGTGAATTGCGTGTACTCAATAGTGTCTTTCTTCGGCTGGAATTCGCGGTAAACCGTGATCTCCCTCTGGATACCAATAATATGGTTCTGGGGGAAGGTCAAGATCAAATAACCGTGATTACCTGCTGCACCACTGTAATCGCCTGCCTCTGCTTCCGGCATGAGGGGAACCTCAGTAACCGGAATACCGAACGGACGAAGCCCAGTGTCTCCGGGTCCACCATTGGGACCGGACGGACTAGTGAAGAGTTGACCGCCAATGTCTGAATTAACCGGAGAACCGGCAGCACCAGCAACACTGGCCTGTTGCGAGGACGGATCACCAAGATGGTAAATCGTGTCCTGAACAAGCTGTGGTCCAGCGAAGAACCGGAGATCCGGCCTGCGCTGGAGGTACTTGCTTGGGAGCTTCCTAAGAGAACGGTCATAAACCGCCCTCGAAACCGGAGTGTTCCCAGCATTATCTAAGACATAAGCATTACTTGTAGCAAGATTAATGAAGCCATTAAGTGCCTTAAGAAGACCGTTAGAGCTAGTCGTATCACCGTTGATGAACAAGTCATCAAGGTCATTAGCGGTCTGTCGGGCCATCACCTGTGCGAGATGATCCTCTAAAGAATCACCTTCGATATTGTCCTCAAGGGACTCAGTGCTAACCTCCCAGTCCAGACGAAGCTTGACGGTCGTAAGCGATACCTTGGTAAAGGTAACAGCGGAGTTCGCGCCAGTATCGCTTGCCTCAGTGGCTTTTGCCATGAGACGAGTACCAACAGACAGCTTATCAATTTCCATTTGATCAGACCGCATGCGAACAACACGCGAGTTCTGAAGCAGAACCGACTGATCAACAACAAAATCAATGAACCTATTGGCCTGTGCTGGCTTAAGGATACCACCGCTGGCATTGCCAACGACACTGGTTGTAACCTCATTTGCCTTTGCAAGAATTTCTTCCTGAGTTGTCATTTTTTGCCTCCTATATTAGTTACGAATCATACCCAAGGGATGTAATAAGACCCCCGGGCAAATAGAGGTTGTCCCAGAAAGAAGTCTCAGACTTCTCAATGGCCACATCCTCTTCATCAATGTCGTCGTCGCTCTCAACACTCTTCTTCATAGCACCTGCGGATTCCAACTGCTCAATCTTTGCCGTGGCATCTGAAAGTGCGGTCTTTTGCTCCTCAATGGTAGCAAGAGCAGCGTCTAGTTCCTCACGGAACTTAGCAACTGTTTCATCAATAATTACTGTTTCAGAATCGGTTTCGACTTCAACTTCAGCCTCTACAACCTCTTCCTCTTCAGTTTCTGCGTTTTTTTCTACAGTCTCGAACTTCTCGTCAACGTAAGTCGTTATATCAGACTTGAGTTCCTCTCGCATGACGGGAAGTTTCTCGTCAATGACTGCACTAAACGCTTCTTTCATGGTTTCAATATCCATTTCATTTTCTCCTTCAGAATCTATTACATCGGGCTCATCGGCCTTCAGCAAATTATCTGATGCGAAAGTAACATCGTCATCTAGATCTGAGTGAAGCCAGTTAACGAATTTACGAAGCAGAGAGACCTTCTCCTGAACGGAGAGGTCATCAGATACCCCGAAATCATCCATAACTAACTCTTCACCCACGATATGAACATTATCATGATTTTCGTTTTTTTGCAAACCGTTATCATTTTCGTTCATACTTTCATCTATTTCCAATGCGTAATATGGCTGCCCGTCGTCATTAGACTTAACTAATTCGACAACTGCAGCTGGGTTGGCAGGATTATCTACCAAACTAACCTCCCCAAGCTCATATTTACTAATTCGGCTAACGGGACGACCAAGCTCTTTAGATAGTTGCTCGTCCCTCTTTCTTTCTAAAATCCTTCCTCCAATCGAGAAAGCAGAAAGGGTGCCGTCTAAAATCTTTTCCCAAGTAGGCTGTGCGCCTTTAGAAATAAAAGCAGACAGCTTCATACCCTTGTGTGATTTGCCATCAAAATCTAAATTAACCGGTTCAAATCCAACCGATTTTCCAACAGCAACAGGGGCATGCATTTCTCTAATGTTGCCAAGCCAATCATCAAATGCCTTTAATGTGGCATCAAATTCAACAATATCTCCAGACTTGTCAATATTGTCAGCAGTGGCAACACCGGTAACAATGCGCTCCTCCCTTTTAACAAGGTCAATAGGGAAGGACACACGGAACATGTTATCATCCATATTTTGTCCTCCTAATAATAAAATATACTATCCTGCGGATAAAAATGCAAATCAGCCCGTGGCAAAGGCGTAAACTGTTACGCCAGAAGTCACAACTTCATACTTATTGAAACTGCCGGGGATTTTTATATAGTTTCCAATTCCGCCGGGAATAAACACTTGAACATTAATTGCGTCATTAAGTTTAACGACAGCACCAGTTGTTGCATGAGAATTGTACAAATAAATAGCATCGGTTGCTGTGGACACTCCGCCTACTGTTAGGCTTACTGTTCCATCAGAACTTGTCTTTCCTGCACTCTCTGTCCACACAACACTTTCACTCCAAGACATAGACACCTCCTCTATTATTCATCTTGATTTTCCCCACGCTCTCTCCTGTCTCCAGTGTCTGATGTGGGTGTTCCACCATCCTGCCGATCAGCTTCCGCTTTAGGCGGCGTGCCTGATTCTGCGTTATCGTTCCCCTCCGGCGCCCCTGCGCCCTGTTCTTCCTGATCCGCCTCCAACTGTGCCTGCTTAATCTTTGAAGGGTATGGAAGGAAATCGTTGCCACCCAATCTCTGAGGCAGGCCGATGGCCTGTCTGATTTCATTTGGCGACACAACTTCAGTTCTAAGATACCTATCGTTGATTCTAGATTGAATATCTTCGTCAATCAAATCAATGGTTTCAAATTTAAATGTAACCAGAGTAGTGAACTCTTGAACTATTCGGTTAATTCTTTTCTCAATAATGGCCTGATCCGGTCCAACAACCTGAGTTTTAAATGTCTTATCAGCATCTCTCGACACTGCTAAGTTGGCGTTATCATACACGCCTACTTTTGGAGCAGGAACGCGATTTCCAACTAGAATTTCATCTCTGTTTGATTTTCTATACTTATCAAACGATGAGTCCTGAACGCCTGCCTCTAGCTTTTCAAATCTAATATCAGAGTCCTGCCCCATCGATGGAGGAAGGGGAACAATGAGTGTTCCGTGATGCTTGCCTTTCACCTCTTGTCTGAAGTAGTTTACCAATTCCTGCTTAGATTTCTGGCTAAGCTTGGCGCCCTTCAAAACAATTGCATATCGTGGAATTGCTTTATTCTCAAAATAATCAATGTTGTATTCCTTAGCAAACTTGTCGCCAACAATCGCTGCCGCAGCGGGAACCGCTGGAGGAACACCGTAGTATGTGTTATTTGGAGTATACGACTTGAAGTGAATTAGCTCATTTGGTGTGGGATCGCTATTTATGGGGTCTTTTGTTTCAAGATCTTGAAAGTTTCTAAAAAACACAGCATTAATTTTTGCGTTGTTAGCGAGTTGTACGAATCCATCTCTGTCTCTGCGGACACGGACCAATGTTGCCGGGACATGTCCTACATATCCAATCTTTCCCGAATTGTTTCGCCCAATCTCTAAATATCCATTTCCAACTGTTAGGTAATCATTCCAAACCTTAATTAATGTCTCAATAAAAGTTTCGTTTTCATTTATATCGTCAAAAATTCCATCCATTTTCCGCTTCGCTCTGTCAATATCATCTCTAACCCTGCTAAGTTTTGATTCCACAGCTTGAGATTTCTCAAGCTTTCTCTGGGCCTTCTTGCTGTCATCAAACCTGTAGCCAAGCGCAACAGTGTTCATTGTTCTAGCGTTTACAGATGCATAATGAATTGAACTCTGTTCGTATAGCTCAGCTAAAGTAGTTAGTTCATACGGAGGAGTAACCACATCAAATAAAGCGTATCCATCAATTACTTCAGGATCAACATACTTGCTTTTAGTCCCATCTTTTTCACGGGCTTTTTTATTTAAACGACCACCTCTCCGCTTCATCTTTGTTGACTGATTTGCTAATTTGACTTTTTTGAACCCATCTTCAGCCTTAGATACGACATCAAATCCAACATAACTAATGTCCTCAATTTCAGGAATTGAAATTTCCTCTTCAAAATGCGACATTGGGCTCATTCGTGTGTTCCTCTCATCTTTTTACTCGGGTCAAGGACATCCTCTAATGGGTCTGGGACATCTCCGTCTATCAGCCGTTCCATCTGATCGTCACGCTCGCTATCGCTAACTTTACGAGCGCCCTCAATCCAGCGAATTCTCCCCCCAGCGTTATCGGACCAATAGGCGGCTGCCTCAGCAACCTGCCTTTCAATCTTTGGGTCGCCAACTGAGCCTTCAGCGCAAAGAATATTTTTATCAGAGTCCATCAGGAGCTTGCCGTTAGGCAGCGTCCACACACAAACACCGAAGACCTGCTGGGGAATGAGCAGGCCGCTTTTATCAACGTAATTTCTAGCCATGGATCAATGTTACCACAAAGTCGGCAAAAATGCACTCATTATTCCGATTCTTTCACATCAAATCGAACAAATTCAACGATTTTACCGCTGAATTCAGACACTCCGACATATCGATCTGGAACAGAGGCGTTCGATTGAAACTCTAAAGTTTCAAATTCACCTGTTTCTTGGCATATATATTCTTGTGATATGGGTTTATTCATAATTAGAGAGCACAAGACGTGCATTCGGGATCATCAATCATGCACACATCTTCATCTGGCTCAGCATCAGTCACTGACTCCAAAACCTGCTCATGCCTCGACCCGTCTCTGTAAACCGTAATGCCTTTGCACCCCTTATCGTATGCAAGACGGTATAGTTTATCAATTGATTCGACAGAATAATCGGCCGGGCAATTCGTTGTTTTGCTAATTGCAGAGTCAACCCAACGCTGGGCCACGCTCTGCATATTTACATGATCTTCCGGAGAAAGCTCCATACTCGTTACACAGTATTCTGGCAAGTCGTTGATGTTCAATCCAAGATCACCAATTACAGGGGCGACCTCTTTGTGAACTCCCAACCGGCTCTTTCTCACCAGTTGCCAGCTATAATAGGGCTCAATCCCTGTACTCGTCCCCATCATCGTTCCAGTCGTGCCAGTCGGTGCAACCGTAATCAAACACACGTTGCGAATACCGTGTTTAGCGACCCCATCTCGAACTTCGTCACTCATGCCCTTCATAAAGCCAGACTGCAGATATTTGTCTGCCTTGAATTTAGGGAACGCTCCCTTTTCTTTGGCTAGGTCAATGGACGCCAAATACGCAGCCTCAGCGATTGTCTCAAATAGCGCATCCGTAAACAGAGAAGCATCATCAGATCCGTATCTAAGACCCACCCGGATCAGCATTTCAGCAAACCCCATAACCCCAAGACCAATTCTGCGATTGCTTTGATGGTTGTCGGAAATTTCAGGAAAATGGTACTCGTTTACGTCAATCACATTGTCAAGCATCCGCACAGATGTTTTAATTACATCTCTCAACTTATCCCAAAGGACATCACCATCATTGTCAACAAATGTTGACAGATTGATAGCGCCAAGAGTACAAACTCCATAGCCTTCAAGCCCTTGCTCTCCGCATGGATTCGTTGCTTGCAACCTCGAAAAATACCAAGAGTTACTCATTTTATTTGACCTATCAATAAAATGAAGCCCAGGCTCCGCAGACATCCAAGCAGAATTTACAATAGCATTCCAGATATCTAAAGCCTTAACTGTCTTATAAACAAGGACCTTTTTTCCCATATCAATCCAACGCTTAATATCTCCATTCCAAAATGAATCATACTCCGGGTCCGTCGTATCTGGAAAGAGGAGACCCCAATCTTCTCCATTATTCAATGCGTCCATAAAATCGTCAGTAATGCATACACTCATATTGGAATTTTCAAATTCTCCGGGTGTATGCTTTGCCGTAATAAACTCCATTACATCAGGATGCCAAACATCTAGCATAAGCATAGTGGCTCCACGACGAGAGCCTCCCTGCTCAATCAATCCAGTAGATAAATTGTACATCTTAGCCCAAGAAACGGCCCCAGAAGAAATCCCATTTACGCCAACAACCTTAGAATACCTAGGGCGAAGACTGGACAGATTTATACCGACACCACCACCCCTCGAATGTGTTTCTGCCATCTCTTTAACGCTGTCAAAAATGCCACCCCTAGAGTCATCTGGTGAAGGCAGAACAAAACAGTTTTGAAGCGTGAGTCCTTTCTGACCAGCCCCGGCCAATATTCGCCCCCCGGGAATAAAGTGATCAAATAAGACATCTTCAAACTCTTCAGCAATTTGATCTCTTACACTCTCATCTTCTCGCTTCGTAAGCGCTGAAGCTACGCGCTTCTTAACCTGAGCTGGATATAGCTCCAGCGGTTTAGAGATTAAATCAAAGTCAACAACGATAATTTCTCCATCCACAAGCTTAATTGAAGCCTCTCTGCTGCGATGGAAAATTTGCTCAACGATTCCAATTTCTTTTTTCGGCCAATGGATATCTTTGTTTACAATGGCAAGAACGAGATCTCCTTCAAGCAGAGCCCCCTTCTCTTCTTTGATCGTGTACCTGTCTAGAAAAATCTTATAGCCCTGCAACCCGCTGCCGCTAAATTCTTTTGGATATTTTAATTCAAAACCTTTCTTGTCTTCGTAATCATATGTGGCTTGCTCATTCAAGTCAAGCTCGTTATCAATAGCAGCAATGGTGCTTAGGGCCATTGTGACCTCCTGTGTGTGTATTCGGAACTCCTGTGAAGAAGTAAGTATACTAATATACCATGTGGCAGTTTTGGTAGCCACAGCCAATCCGTAGGATTGAATTCAGAAATTTCAGATTTTTCAATCTCGCCGGAGTAAGGAGATCATCCTATCAGCAATCCGGCTCCAAGAGGCGGACGACCGAAGAATTTTTCCGGAATGGATGGCGTCCAGTTTATATTCATGATAATTATTGAACACGTCTACCATAATATCTGGAAGATGATTGAAATCCGGAGAGATCCATTCACCAAGGTCTTCGTCGTAGAGCAGACTGCCATCTTGAAGAACAGGCTCCGCTTCTTCCCAATTATGGGGCCAAAGAATCGTATGGTCTTTATAATCAGCACACCCAGTCAAATGCGTTGTAATTGTCGGCATTCCCGTCCCCACAGCCTGAAATGGTACGAGGCCAAATCCTTCCCCGTTGCTTGGGTAAACCATGACATGACACTTGTAAAATAATTTGCGATAATCTTCAATGCTAAGAAATGAATCAATATACTTAATACGATTATCAATAATTTTATTAGGAAGCTCCTTTGTTGTTTTTACTACCAACACAGCTTCCTTCGGAAGGTCTGCCTCCATAAATGAGACAATTGTTTCATAAATGACTTTAAGAAAAAGATCCCCTCCGTTGTCAAGTAGAAAATAGAAGTTATCAGTAATCTCTCTATCACGCATTTCCCAATCTGGAGAGAGACCATGAGGAAGAACTTCTATATTCTTTTCAACACCGTTATTTAAGTATACTTCTTTTACAAAATCTGAAGTAGCCCACACTTCGTCACAGGCATTCAGATTGTGAACCTTGCGGTCTGGGAGACGAGTGAATTCCCATGGAGAATAGCCTACTGTTACTTCATTGTTATATTGAAAATATTCTGGAGGAGAGAAATTAATATGGTATTTTAATTTTGGGCTATTGTAATACACTGGAATGAGCATTCCATTTAACTCTCGAATAAGCTGAGAAGCAACATCAGTAAACCCGCTACTTTGCCACGTAAGACCGCTGGCATCATTAACTGGTGGAGTAAACCAGCTTAACCCGCTTTCTACAAGAGTTCTGATGAATTGGAGGTTCTCTGTATTATCCTCTCCAGTCAATACACTCTACACCTTTCTGCATTAAACGAACTGCGTCGTCATATGTAATTTCGCATACAATTGGACTGTCAGACATTATGCAGCGAGTAGCTGCCATGTAGTGGTCATCCAGTTTTGTAATTGAAATTTGTGAAGGGTGTATACAAATTGACTTTTCTCTATCGTCGTTTTCAATAACAGCGATTACTTCCATATACTTAGTGTACCATGCTTTCAGTAGAAAATCTAA